TATCTCTTAAGAGCGAACCTTTTTGTTGTGATAACATTTGTATGTTTGAACTATACTGTTCTACAAATGCTGTGGTTATTTCAGTAGACATATTTGTCTCTCCATTTTGTTAAGTTAAGTGTTAATCACCCCTATGGTGTTTAACAAAAATAAACAGAGAGGTTCTCCATCAAATGATAGGCATCTCTTGCATTTAAAGTCTGTTAGACTGCAGTCTATTCCTTGCTGTCAGAAAGGTTCTTGCGAATTGTCTTTCTTTTCTTAGGAGAACTTTCGCTCTCCTTAGAAATCCAATTATAATAATTATCAGCAATTGGCAAGGGGTTAGATTTTTGATTTTCAGAACCGCATTCTATTACCATTCTTAAAAGCTCTAACCTTAATTCTTTATTGTCCATTTGCTTTTAATGTTCTTAAAGTTAAAACTTGTTGAACTAATTTATCATGGTCTGGATGACCAGAGTTCCAGAAAGGTCCTTTCAAGTCCTCAGTGATCGCTTTTATTTCAGCATCATAATCTCTTATGGTTGCATCATTATCTTGTCCAGTTCCAACAAATTTATCTTCAGAAAGAAGATTAGCAATGTTAGCGAAACCTTTGATAAAGTCTGGATGATCTCCAAGTCGTGTTCCATCTTTAAGTTGCATATCTAATATTTCAGGATTCATATTTTGTTTTGCTATTGCTCCTGCTCGTTTGATATTCGCATCAAAGTTTCCACCCCATTCTTTTCTTAACTGCTGTTCAGCATTAGCTTGAGCAGTCTCGGTATCAATCTTTGATTGTTGTAACGATTGTTCAGAGTTTGCTTTATAAAAATCTAAAATCGCTTGTGCTTGTCTTTCATTTAAACCAGTCTTGTGTGCGACTTCTGCAAATGATTTAATTGCACCTTCATCAATAGGAGCAACTTCAGATTTAAAATCAAGTTTATATTTATCAGCAGACTCAGGTCGTCCAAGTTTAGAATACACTTCTTCCCAATGTTCTTCTGTTGAAGAATTAGTTGGAACAGTAATCTTATCTGCACCAATCATTTTTGTTGCATTAATATAAGATTTGGCTAGTGCATCAATCTCTGTAAACTTAGAAATGTTTGGATCATTTCTATATTCTTCAGAAATCGTTTCTTTCCAAGACTTAGATGTTTGTACTGTATTATTTGTTGTTGATGATACTAATGTATCTTCTGCTTTTGTCTCTGTAGATGATGGTGTTTGTGTTGTCGTTTCTTCTACAGGCGGAGTGTTACTCTCCGTTATCTGTTCGTTTGACATTTTTATTTTCCTCTTGCAGCATTGATTTAATAAATAGAAGAACGCTGCGTTGTCCTTCCATGTATGCACTCTCATGGCTATCGCCTTTAACATTGGTCGTAGACATGAAGTGACATCGTTTTTCTAAATCTTCCATGACAAGGATGCCTTCGTCAGATTTAAAAATCTTTTTATAAAACTCTTTTAATTTTTTAATATCGTTAATCACTATTCAACTTCTGCATTAGCTAATGCTTTGGCTTCTTCAGGCAATGCCTTGGCTAATGGTGCTACCTTTCCTCCAGCTTCTGCAACTTGCTGTAACTGCTGCATCTGTTGCATTTGTTCTTGCTGTTGTTGTTTTTGTTGTCTCTCAGCGTTCACTTGAGACTGTGGTTTTAAAATCTTTTGTGGAACACCTACAATATCCATAAGATGTTTAACAAGTTTATCAAAGTTTACATAATCAAATACAGGAGCAACATTTGCTAGACTTCCCATGATTTCAATTCCTCTCATAATCGCTTGTAACTCTGTAGACTTTTGAGCTTTGGCAAGAGGAGAAACATATTCAATTTCAATATCTTTACCTGCTAAAAATTCTGGTGCTTGTCTAAATAAATTTTTTCTTAAACAAATATTAAATGCTCTATCAATTAATGGTTTTAATAATTCAGATTGTAATCTTCCTAACACTGGTCCAAGTAATCTCATCTTCTCTTCGTTTCTTTGAATCACTTCTGTTGCAGTCATTTGTGGACCTTGCTGCATCATTAACTGATTAACATAGAACGCATTACGAATTGAATTTCTTCTTTGCTCTTCCATGTTTAATCCTAATGGATTATTTGCTCCAATGTTTAATGGTTCAATTCTATCTCTTGTACCTGATCTATAGAAGTTAAGTCCGCCAGGGACAGTTCTTACAGGTAAAATAAATCCATCGTCAGGAACAAGAAGAGGGGGATCAACTTGTTTCTGTGCGGCTTTAATTGTTGTCTTAGACATTTCATTTAACATCTTCACATCAGGAAGTGCCGTCATGGCTGGTGATCTTCCATAGATCTCATGCGATGCTTTTAAATATCTTGGTACAACAAAAGGAAACTCTTTAAATCCTGATACGGATAATTCATCTCCAGATCCTGCTTCCATGTATACAGAAGCGAATGGCATATTTTGTTTATCTTGTTTCTTAGGATTAAAATCTGTTCTTGGATAAATGACATGAAGAATCTCTACTTCTTCATAAGGATCTTTTCTATTCTTTGTTGCAATATTGTTTGAAACATTCTCACCAAACTTTTGTACTGCAGCTCTTGCACTTAATTTAAATTTTCTAAAGACTGTATCAATTCTTCCTTTATCATTTTCAGCAATATAAATTTCATTAATGTGTCGTGTTGAAAATTTTAAAATATCATCTTCATCTTCTTCAATAAACATTGCTGCTGTACCAAAGGTAATTAGGTCATGGTACAATTCAAAAATTTCTTGTTGGAAGTTAGAACGATTGAATGCTGTGTACATAACATCAGTTGCAGACTCTAACCATTCTTTAGCTTCATCTTCAAACTCCATATCTTCTTCTTTAAATCTTAAAGAGAACCATGGTGTAGAAGGGTTAGTCAGCATTCCATGTAAGGAAGCTGCTAACAATTCTACAGATTGTAAGGGAGAACTGTCAAAGATAAGTTCTGTTCTTTTGTCACCTTTAGATCTTGATTTAGTGACATCTGCTTTTCTTGGGATCATATAGTCCGCAACTTCTTGCCAGTGCGTTTCCCAATTTTGCCTTTGAGCTTTTAACTTATCAAATCTTTTTAATAATGCTTTTGTTAAATCTGTTTTCATTATCCGCCTAATAAACTTTTCTTTCCTAAAGTTGTTTCACCTTCTACTCCCATTGTTGATGTAAGAATAGTTGCTGATCTTCCTTTACGTCTAGCTCTTTGAGCTGTTGTTAAACCTTCTTGATCTGTTGCTGCACTCTGAGAAACTTCTGCTTGTGTAGGTGCTGGAACAGGAGGAGGTGGTGGTGCTTTAGGTTTTGATATTACGCCTCCCATATTATTCTCCTAGTAATGTTTTCTTTTCTACTGTTGCTTCTTCTTCAACGCCAAGTGGACCTGTAAGTATTGTAGACTTACGACCTTTTCTTTTTCTTTCCATTGCCGCTTGTTCTGATGCTATTCTTGCTTTGTCCTCGTCTGATACTTCAGGAGTTTCTGGCAAAGGTTGCACAGGCGGTAGTGGTGGCATTTTTGGACTAAATAAACTTCCCATAATTTTTATAAAATGTTATAATTATTATCTGCTACACTTTGCGGTGCAGTTTGTCTAGTGTTTAGTTCTTGAAGTCCAACTGCTAAATACCTCATGGCATCACAAGCATGAGAACTCCAATCATGTACAGGCTTAGATCTAAACATTCTATTTTTATCTATATACTTCCTGTGGTAATGTCTTAATGCATCTATTAATTTTTTGCAATGATCTACATCAATCCAGCAACGAGGAAGTAGCATTGAGGTTGCGTGTATACCATCCTCCAATGGCGGTTTTGGTACAACTTTAAATCTTACACCTAGCTGATAAGCCACCTCTCTTCTGGTCTTACCATTACCAAAATCAGTAACTTCAATATCATGCGGAGCATAATGATCTTGGTAAATATAATCTTTTTCTTTAATCAGCTGAACAAAGAAAGGTAAACCTTGACCTCGTTCTTCAATGTAATCTATAATGTTTACAGATCTACCTAGCTGCTGCCAAAAGATAATTGCAGTGTGATCTGATACTCCTAAGTCCAAGCAGTAAAGACTGGTAAGGAAGGATCATAAGGGACACGAGCAATCTGCCTTTTGTTTTCCATATCTGCAATAAGATTCCCATAGATCGCACCTTCAATATTTGCAGTCCATTCGCATTCAAACTCTTGCTTAAACTTATTCTCACCCATAATTTTTTTTGCGGTTTCTAATTCTTCATTGTCTACAATCTTGGTATCTGATGCTTTTGCTTTATAATAAAACCAATCCTCTGAGCTTTGTGCGTGTTGATAGAGTTCGTAAAAGTTATTATTCATTCCTTGGGGTGTTCCAATAAATACACAATAACCTTTTCTATCTGAGAGTGCAGGTCTGATAATCTCTGGAAACAATCGTTCATTAACATTGGCATATTCATCAATAACACAACCATCAAGATAGATACCCCTTAACCCATCGCAGTTCTCAGATCCAAGTAATGTAATCCTTGAACCATTTGGTAAATCAACTCTGAGTTCTGTTTCATTAAACTTTGCACCCACAATCTTATGAGTAAATTGTTTCATGTAATCCCATGCAATAGATTTAGCTTGTTTAAAGGTTGGAGCAATATAAGCAAATCTAGGGTTCTTTAGTTTGCTAGTCATTGCGGATTTAATCAAATGATTAATCATACATACTGTTTTTCCAAATCTTCGGTGGCATACTAGTACCGACCAGCGATACTTATCAATCTTGTGATGTATATAGATCTGATGTTTCCTGGGGGTGTACTCTAGTTTTATATCCATTAGTGAACTGTGTCTGTAACATATTGATTATCTGGATTATATTCAAAACCAAGATTAGACATAATCCAATCCATATACATCATTGATGCTAATTCATTGGGTAGTCCTGTTATTTTAATAACCACATTGTTTGTTTTGGGTTCTACATAAACAATGGATTTTACATCTTTAGTATCAAACTCATCCATACCCACTACATATAGTAAAATATTATTTTGGAAAGGAGGTCTAGCAAAAAGAAGGTGTGGGTTGTTTGTAGGGGGTGGGGTGTGTGGTTCTGGGAAAGTGGATGTGTCTAAGGGTTAGATTAACCAGCTAAAGCTGTCTAAAGGTGTCCTGCAGTCCCATGTATATATATATAATAAACTGCGGCGACATTCTGGGGTATAGGGGGGGTTGGCTTTTCAAAAAAGATGTGTTGCCAAAATACAACAGCATATTTCTTAATAAATATAGTTCCGATAACTAAACATTATCAGAAATACATTAGCGGTTGTCTTATATATTATTAATCCGTTGCTGATGTTGTGAGAAATGGCGGCGGCTCTCTCTATTAAAGAATAGCAACTTTAAACACCAATAAATATTTTTAAATTAATTTTATTTTATGTGTTGACATGTATATTGTTTTGATATATTAGTATTTTAAAACAAACAAATGAAAGGATAAACAATGACAATAACAACTCTAATAATAGGATATATTATAATTATATCCGCTGGCGTTTGGTTAGCTAAGGAATATTAATTTAAACAACTGAAAGGATAAAAACAATGACAAAAAAAACAATAAGACAATGGGTTGAAG